CTGCCAATCTCAATATAAATTTTCATGACAGCATCCCCATAGTTGAGCCAATACGCACTTCCTGCTTGCGGCTTTCGCGTCTTTTCCAATGAATGTGATCGGCACCATGCACCACCCTGATATGCGGATTAGATGGATGGGTGGTAATCAACGAATTTTCATCTTTCATCAAGTCATCATGAAAATCGCGCTTGATGGTGATGTACTGCGTTCGCTTTTGGCCTCTTGAATTTAATGTAACGCCGCCTTGTTTTAAATAATCCCTGCGTATCAAAATAGATAATGGCGAACATAGCGACTTAATAGACACCTTCAACGCCGCCGCGATTTCTTCCGCTGTGCTTTTGGTGCTGCAAATATCCAGGATTTGATTGAAAAGATTATTACGGGCGGTTATTTTCAAGTTATGCTCAATAACGCGCTGATGCTGGTCGGCTACACTTAAAGTCATATATCCACCTTATATCCAATCTTAGATAACCAGCCAGAGCGCTGGTAGAGTTCAAAAGTGCGTTTACGCGCCTCGTTAAAAATCGGTAATTCCCATTCTCTCGGCAAGCGATGTGCGTCATAGTATTTATGGCAGGATGGGCAGGCAGCTACGTGCTGGTCATCTGCCGCCTTAATTCCTTTGCCGTGCCCATGTTCATAATGATTCGAGTGCGCCGGTTCGCAGCCATCCGGCGAGTAGCCTTGGCATGGCGCTAACCTGAATTGGCATTCGTTCACTTGATGCGCGAGGTTTAGTAGGCGGCGGTTGCGGTAGATCATGCCGCATACCTTTCATCAAAAGCCCGTGCCGGTTCAGTCCAAACAATATTGTTATTTGCGCCGAAGTGATAAAGCCACTCAATAAAACCGGCAGCTACATACTTGGGAAAATCTCGCGTCTGCGCACCCAGGGCAACCAAGGTTGTGCCATACAATGACGGCACTAATTCCACGGAATTACGCTTCCAGTAGTCAGCCAGCCGCGGCAAATCATTTTCAATGCAATCCAAACGGTATTGCGCAACACATAAGCGCTTCCATGCATCAGCATCAAAAGACCGGTTAAGATGCTTGGCCTGCCTCGCAATATCGCCTAGCATGGCGTGATACTTTTCTTCCTGCAGCCTGGTCTTTTCATCGTATTCATCAATGCGAAAACGCCACAACTTCCCGATCTCGCATTTCATAATCAGGTCATATAGCCCCTGCTTGTTCTTACCGTTGTAGAAATAGAGTTCCATTAATGCACCACCTTGTCGCAGCATGGCTTACCAGCCTTTGCGGTTGACCATGCAGTAGCGATTGCCAACGCCTGATTAATCGCACGCGCTTCCTGTACCGTACATTTGTCAGGATCAAGTAACACCAGCGCTTTCATTCCTGTAACCATCATCGCCACCTGCTCATTATCAAAACTGCATTTCTCGGCAAGCTGTTCGATCATAAAGGTCAGCAATTCAAGTTTGTTCTGCAAAAGCTCCTGTTGGCTGTTCATGCTGTCACCTCTTGATAATCCCAATCAAAAGCATCTTTCAAGGCAGAATGTTCTTCATCCGCAAATAGGTAACTGTTGGCTGGTAATGATTCATACTCACCATGAATGTCATAAAACATGCCATCTATTTCAGTAAAGATATGCCCCTGTATTGGCTCGTACCATGCCACGGCCTGCGGATATAAATCGGCAAGCATCAAGTAAAGCTGGAAGCATTTACCCTGCGTAAACATCACATCGGCCTGTTTGATGTTTTTTCGCATGGCATTGACTAAATTGACGGGAGTTATTTGCATCACAGTGATCTCACTAACCGCAGCGTTCCAATTCAAGACGGGCATGAACCTCAATCAAATCTTTATCCATGCCATTCCAGTTCACACGCAGCGGCATCGCTTTGATATAGTTCTGCAGCATGACCCTGCGTGATGGTTTGTCTTGTTTGGTGTTGAACTGACCAATCTGACGGATATAAATCAGTTCATCGTTTGTGGTATGCAGATTTCTATTTTTCATGTTATTTCCCCAGGGCATTCATCTGTTTTAAGCGGCGCTCACATTCGCGCCTGCCGTTTACCTGACCACCAAGCAACCGCTTCCACGGTGTAGCCGTATTAATTTTTGGTTTCTTGGTGCGGTAGTGACCGCCGTGACCGCGCGATTGGTATTGACCTAAGTTTGCAAGCTCGATGTTCTTTAGCGTTTGCGGCATTGCAGACAGCAGGATTGCGTTCATTGCATTCAAGAATATGTGTGCGCGTTTGAAGGGAGTGGTTTGCATGATTGCTCCTAGTTGATTGACCAGTGTTGAAATGAATTAAACTGTTTACGGGTAAGTGTTGCCCTGATCCGGCGGCTGATAGCTTTGGGTAACTGAATACCTGCCCGATTGCATAAGTTGCGTAATTCGGCACGGGTAATTTTGAAATAACGGCTTGTGCCCAGGGTGGATGCGAATGGATTTGCAGTCAGGTAGCGTTTAATTTCACTAGCTAAATTCATATCTTCATTACTCATTTCGTTCCCTTTCTTTTCATCAAAATTACCGTGGCCTTTGCTTTAATTTCATCCGCAAATTGATCGCCGTATTTTTCACGCCAATAATCAATATGCTGATTTCTGGTTGCCCTGCTATTGCTTACCCTGGTGACACATTCAACCGCTTCTTCCACCGTGGGCTGTCTGTACTTACCTTCATTCAAAATAGCCTGTCCTGCTTAGTGATATAAACCACTCGCCGCGGCTCTTTAACCTTCTCAATCACCCCCCCCCTTCGCCAGTTCGCGCAAAGCAGAACCAGCAACACCGTTTTCAATGCCCATCTGGGTGGCAATGTCTGATGGTCGGTAATATGTTTTAGGTGCTAGATTAATCAACACTGCATCTGAAATAGTTTTAGCCATTTTTTATGCGCTCTCTTTCTGATCAAGTTTTTTATCTATTGCGGCAATTAATTCAAACTTCGTTTTCCCCATCGTGCCAATGCCAAGTTCTTTCGCTTTTTCAACAATTAGCGTTTCACTGTTGCGCCAAGCATTGCGCTTATGCGCTTCCGCAAAATTACCTTTGGTCACATTGCTGGCTGCGGCTTCCTGCCTCATTCCTTCAACCATTTTCAGCACATACGGGAATTTCTTAACCTTTGCGGTTTTAGCTGCATCAACAAATTCATCCACCGTAGCGCCTGCATCCAGCATGGCTATCAGCAGTGGGTGTGATGGATTTACATCAAGGAAGTTAAGATTTTTAAGCGCTAAACACACATAAGCGGCTTGTGACGGCTCATTACTCTTTCCAGTTTCATTACTGTGTGTTAATTCATTTGGTTTATATGGCTCTGGCTCTGGTGAGGTTTCGAGTTGGGTTTCACTTGGGTTATTTTCAGAAAACCCATTGGGTTTTTCTTGGGTTTCGTTTTTATCCTTCTTGGGTCTGCCACCTTTTGTTCCATTTAACCTAGCGGCTACCATTGCAGGTTTTGCTTCCGCTATTTCTTTATCGGCTCTTTTTTGCACATAGCCTTGATCGGTAGCATGAAAATACTGACCTAATATGCTGATGACAGACTTGCGTTCATCCTTTGTCATTGCCCTGGCAATCCTGCAGCAAGCATCTATATCTTCCGGCAATGGGATTTCAGTCGCATAGTAATGATCTAGCAGGCGGTCATACGCACCAAATTCAGCAAGGGATAAATGCCCCGTGTCACGCTGAATATCGCCTACATAGCGTTTATAAAAATTCATACAAGCCTTGCATCAAGCCAATAAAAGGGTGCTGGCACGTACCGTGGGCTTGAATCACGATAACGGGTTGATCGACCCTGCCAGCATTGATAAACATTTATGCAGCCGCTTTCAACATCAGGGCTTCTACATTTTTGCCGGTGAATGGGTCTTTCTTCCGGCCTACCACCTGCACGCAAACATCAATCATTGAGTTCACCCTGGCTGATACGGTTGAAGTTTCTAAATTGGATAAAAGTGCCAGTTCGCGGCGTGTATAAGTGCGGTCAGGCAGCATGACCTTGATGATTTGTTTTTGCTGCTGCTGCAAGGTGTTCGCTTGTTTAAGGTCGCAGAATGCGTCCAGTGAGGTGTCGGCAATATTAGTGCGCATGATCTGTACCCCCATCAGCCCCTATTCCTGCCACCGATTTAATTTTTGATTGCTGTAAACTGATTACATAGTCAACACCAAACAAGGCAATCATGATGGACATTCGCGCAAATTCAGATTTATTCATACCGATTTCACTTGATCTTTTAAGAAGCTCGGTTTCGGTCATTTCATCAATATGGATCTTTAAATCTCGATCCAACTTGCCATTAGCGCCGGTTGTACCGCCACGAGAAAACAGAGTATTCATAGAAACCTCGCATCAAAACAACATAAAAACAGTATTAAGCGGCTGGCTGCAGTTCGGGCCAGATCGCTTGCCAATCATTAGGTCTAAGATCTTTTCTGGTTACTTCACCATTGGTGATCTTTTCAATAATTACGCACTTTTCTGGCGACACTGGACGATTTCCAGTAAGCCACTGATTCACCATACCAATGGAAACACCAACAAGATCAGCAAAACTTGCTTGGGTGATTTTATTGCTGCATAAATATTCTGATATGTTCATAGATGGATAATATAGCAAAGCTATACGTAAATGTAAAGCCATGCTATATATATTTTTTAATAGCATCGCTATATGGCTAAAAGTACAAAAAAACCTGTTGAGAGAGAAGTGATGGACTTGGAAGGAAAGGCCTTATCCAAAAGGTTTGAATTGATTAGAAGTCGTGCCGCTTTTGCAAAACAGCACGGTCTTAATCCAACTATGATTCAGCAGCACCTAACATCAGAACGACCAATATCTCTTGATTACGCAAAAAAATATGCCAACGCTTTTGAATGCAAGTTAATTGACATTAGCAAAAGGCTTCATGATGAAATTCAAAAAGCCAATTTCTTTATTGACAATGATGTTAATGATGAATTTGCCTTTATTGATATGATTGATTTAAAGCTGTCCGCTGGCAGTGGAAAAATTGTTTTATCTCATGATGTAAAACAACAAATATCTTTTCGTTCAGAATTTCTAAAACAATCTGGGTGCAAACCGGAAAACGCCATTAGCTTCCCTGTGGAGGGAGATTCTATGCGCGATGTTCATATATTAGACGGATCAATCGTTGTTTTAAATAAAGCCAAACGCGAGCCAGTAAAGCATAAATACTATGCAATATGGATAGATGATAAATATTTAATAAAAGAATTAGTGCAAAGAGATGGTGAGTGGTGGGCAGTTTCACATAATAGTGACGAAAAAGAAAAATATCCTGACATTCATATAGACCATGAATTTTCAGGAATCATAGGGCAGGCTTTTTGGTGTGGGTTTCAATTGTAGACATTTTACATAAGCTATTAGCAGAAGCCATAAGGGAGATGTAAATGCAAGAAAAACAAAAGAAAATACTTTTAATAGCTGCCGCTGCAATAGCATTAAGTGGGATATTTGCACCTATGCACGTTAAAAATACAAACCACATTCAATTCGATTGTGGCTACCGCATGATCAATTTCCCAACTGAAAATTGCTCACTACAGATTGATGACTTTGGGAATGTATATGACCGATCAAAGCGTGCAGAAATAAACGTATCTACATTAGCCATTGAATGGCTTGGTATTATGATTGTTGCAGGCCTACTATTTATATCAACAAAGGAATAGGCCATGTCTAATCATGACGAATCTAAAGTTCAAATAGAAGGAACCTTAATTGCTATGGGATTTGTAATGTCCGCACTCATTAGAACGCACCCATCAAAAGCAAACCTATTACAAGCCCTGCAAGAAATCCTAAAAGGGGAAGGATCACTGTATGGGGAACTCCCCGCAGAAATCCAAATCGTAGTTGACCAGCGTTTACATGAGTTGCTTTATCAGAATTAGCAAAAGAAATCTTTGAAAGCGCATTTGTACATACTGCTGCATTGCGCTCCCTCTCTTGCCTGGCATTTTCAAAATCACTTAACTCTTGAAGTGAATATATTTTATTCTCCACATTACGTGCAAGATTTACCTCTTCCATCGCAGACCTCGCCAACTGCGCGGCGGTCTTGGCTCCATCTTTCATCTGCCGATCTAATTCAGCCATCTTCTGAGCAAAAGTAATTTTTTCATTTTCCATGTTGTTCTCCTAACGCCCTCAATCGAGGGCTTTTTTGTGTCTGCAAATACTACGTTTTCATAGTACCTCAAAAATAATCAAAAATATATAGCAAAGCTATTGACATAGTATAGCATTGCTATATAATCACCACATCGAAGCAAGAAACGGTGATCGAAATGGACACAAACATCAACAGAATGAAGCGCGAACGAATGACCTGCCGTTGTGCAGCCTACCCGTTCCCACATCGCATTGATAGCAAAGCCTGCCGCGAACTTTATAACGCTACCCAGGCTGATCAGGAATCTTCTGCACCATTCAATCCTGATATGGAATATGCGGTTAGCAGCTTATTCACACCTGACAACTCCCGTCCTGTGAGAAACCCACTATGAACAGCCACATTCTACATCGTGACGTAAAAGGCGCTGGCATCTTGGAAACCATTACGCCGGTCTGTTCCTGCGGTTGGATCGGCATCGGTTACGCCGCACATAACGACTATCAGATCACTAATGTACGTGAGCAGGAACAGAAGCATCTGCATACCGTGTCGCTTGATGTTCTGGTTAGAAAGGAATTGTCATGAATACCAAGGCTGCAAAAACAATTTTAAGTGAAACCTCACTGATGGCGGTATGCCTTTCCATTCTGTATTTAAGTGTGCTGGGTGTCATACAGGTGCGTGACGAATATCTGAACATTCAGGCCAAACAGGAAGTGGAGTGGTGTGAAACCTATTTCAACGAATCAATCGCCCTTGTGCCATGCACTGTACACGGCTACGGCACTAAATCAGCGCGAGTGGATTGGAAACGCAAATGATCATGGTCGATTACAAGAATCATCAGCCAGCTAGAAAACTGAATCAACGGAAATACCGGTTTGTGAAGGTGGCGATGGCGGCAGCGGTAACAGTAGTTTTATTCAGTTTAACTTTAGTGAGGATATATCAATGAATCAGTTTTTCTATGGCTTTCTTAGCGGTGGTTTGACGCTATTGGCCTTCAAGTACGTCATCGGTGTTATTGACGATTACCAATACTACAGCACGCTTAAAAACGGCAATCGGCTAGTACATAGCAAATTGCGTGCTTTAAACAATGCTTTGAAAAATAAGTGAGGGCAAATCATGGACGACACAAACGCAATGGTTGCAGAAAACAATATGGTTGGAATGCTCAACAAGAGTGAGATTGACCAGCAGATTGCAACGGCACACAAATATCCGCGCTCTATCAAACGGTTTCGTGATGAAACCCTGCAGATGGTAACGCTTAATGAAAACGTGGCAGCAGAATGCATTTATTCGCTACCGAGGGATGGGAAAACGATTGAAGGCGCAAGCGCACGCTTTGCCGAGGTAGTTGCATCAGCGTGGGGCAATAGTCGTGCCGGTGCGCGTGTTATTGATGATCGCGGTGACTTTGTAACTGCCCAAGGTGTATTTCACGACCTTGAAAAGAATGTGGCAATCACTTATGAAGTACAACGCCGTATTGTTGATAAATTCGGCAAGCGCTATAAGCCAGATATGATCACCGTCACTGCTAATGCGGCCTGCTCTATTGCACTTCGTAATGCAATCCTGAAAGGTGTACCAAAAGCCTTTTGGTCTGATATGTATGAGGCCGCACGCAAAACAGTGATGGGTGACTTTGCAACACTTGCTAATCGCCGCGCAAACGCCCTGGCTAAATTCCAGGCTTACGGTGTCACACCAGAACAGATATTTGCAACACTAGATGTGCAAGGCGTTGAGGACATTAGCCTTGAACACATTGCCACACTGGTTGGCATTATGACCGCCATCAAAGACGGTGACACAACGCCGGAAGAAGCCTTTGGCAGCGCCAAAAAGTCTGATGCCGCCCCTGCCGAAAAACCAGTGCTATCAGACGAGGAATTTCAAAAGCGCCTGAATAGCGAATGGAAACCTGTCATTGCATCTGGCAAGAAAACGCCAGCACAGATCATCACCATGATTCATAGCGCAAACAAACTGACAGACGCGCAAATGCAAGCCATTAATGCCACTGTTCCAGCAAACAAAGCTGAACAGAAAGCAGAACAAGAACCTGCAGCAGAAGCCGCAAAAAGTGATGTGCAAGATGACTTCGTAGCTGATATGACAAAAGCTGAAAGCGAGAATAAATAATGATCACCCATGACTTAATTCAAGGCACACCAGAGTGGCATGAACACCGCGAAAAATATGACAATGCCAGCGACTTGCCAGCCGCAGCAGGTGTAAGCAAGTATAAAAAACGTGATCAATTACTACAGGAATATGCCATTGGCATCAAACCTGAATTTAATGCTGCAACACAAGCAAGAATGGCAGATGGACACCGCTTTGAAGCATTGGCTAGACCTATTGCGGCGGCGCTTCTTGGTAAAAATCTTTATCCGGTCATCGGCACAGACGGCACTCTTGGCGCTTCATTTGATGGCGTACCGGCAGATGATTCAATAGATTGGGAACATAAATCATTGAATGATGATATTCGTGCCTGCAATTCCGGCGATGAACTTGATGAAATGTATAAATTGCAGATGGATCAACAGCTTTTAATTCTTGGTTCTGATACTGCATTATTTAGCGCAACGTCATGGGTGAGATCAATCGAGCCGACTGAACACCAGTTAATTGAAATCATTGATGGTGTAGAAGTGGTCACTTATTACACGCTACAAGAAGAAAAACACTTGTGGTACACCACCACACCAGAACGCAAACAGGCCGTGATTGACATTTGGGCGCAGTTTCATCGTGACCTTGATAATTACACACCGCCGGTGATCGCTGAAAAACTGGAAGCCAAAGCAATCGAAGGCTTACCTACCCTATTCATTCAGGCCGTTGGCGAGATTACCACCAACAACATGAAAGAGTACGGGCAAGCACTGGCTAAACGTCTGAATGATGTGCGCCAGATTGTACTGGTGTCTGACCAAGACTTTGTGGACGCTAAAGCCGCAGCTAAACACTTGCGCGATAGCATTGAGCAGGCCAAGCAAGCAAAAGAAGCCATGCTGTCACAGACTGTTACCGTAGGTGAAGCGGCACGCATGATTGATGCTTGGTGCGAAGATATGCGCGTTACCGCTTTAAAACTTGAAAAAGACGTAGAGCGTGAGGACTTGGTTAAAAAAACCAAGATGATCACCGAGGCCAAAGGGAAATTCACCGGCATCATTGCGGCACTGGAAGCAGAAACCGCCCCGATTCGCCTGCAGTTATATTCACCTGATTTTGCAACCGCTATTAAAGGTAAGCGTAACTACGAGAGCATGCAGGGTGCTATCAATGATCTGTTGGCACAGTCAGAACGTGAAGCCAACAACCTGGCTAAAGACATTCGCACCAAACAAACATGGTTTAAATCACTCGACTGCCAATTCCCTATTTTTGCGGATCTGCAAACGCTTATTTATAAACCGGCTGACGATTTAAAATTGGCAGTGAATGCGCGTATTGCCGAGCATGAAAAGGCGCTGGCAGAGAATGAGGCCAAGCGTGCGGCGGCGCTTGCAGAAGCGGCGGTAAAAGCACAGGTTGCTCATGAAGCTGCACACATTGCCAGCGCCGACAAACCGATCCCAGACGGTTATGCTGTGACAAGCGCAGTTGTGATGGGTATTGACCCTACCGCCGGTGAAGATAAAACGGCTAAAACTTTCGGCAAGCGCCCTACCGCCCAAGCAATTATTAACCTAGTAGCCACCACTTATAACGTTGATATTACAACAGCGCAGCGCTGGCTAACACAGTCATTTGCAGAAGCGAAAGCAGCATAACCATGTACCGCCTTCTGATCGAGCGTGTCAGAAATAACCCACTTACAGGGGGCGTGCAATACAAGTGCATTAGTTGCAGGGTATCTAGGCAGACTGATTTTTACACATACCCAAATGAAAAAATGTTTTACATGACCGTAAATCAGCCGCACAGAATTGGCACTTACATTAACCCACGCAAGGCACTAGGTGTTTAGTTTTTTCATCAAGAAAAGGAGCATCAAATGCATCAAATTAATCAAACAATCAGAGCAAATTCTGCACCGGAAAAAGATGACCAGGTGACACTTGAAATGTCTGCATTAAATGAAGAATGCAGGACGCTTTTAGAACGGCTTGAACGGCTAACAGAAAGATTGTATCCGATACTGCTTAATGTTCCAGTTGCCTTAAAGGAGTGTGAAGAAACCAGTTATTTAGTGCCTCACGCCGCTGAAATTAAAGACAATAGATTGCTGGTTTCGGCGGCAAGCCAAAAGGTTCTTTACATCTTGGAAAACATACAAATCTAAGTTATGGGCGAAATTCACCATCTAGTCGCGCTACGTAAATAGTCGGGCAGGAGCTAGAGCCGTCCATACGGAACAGGGATAGAAAAGTAGCCCACCCATTGAAAAGAAGGAACAAAAATGAAACTCGCCGCATTTTATGACACAGAAACAACCGGACTGCCATTGTTTTCAGAGCCGTCAGAAGATCCGCGCCAGCCGCACATTGTTCAGTTGGCTGCAATCTTGGTGGACTTGGATAGCAAAAAGACCGTTCAGTCGATTGACTTGGTTATCAAGCCGCACGGATGGGTAATTACACCAGAGATCACAGAAATACACGGCATTACACAAGAGTATGCCATGGACGTTGGTGTAAGTGAGGACGATGCCGCAAGCATTTTAATTGATATGGTTGGCAATCGTTTACGCATAGGCCACAACGAACAGTTTGACGCAAGAATCATCCGTATTGCAGCCAAGCGCTACTTCGGCGAAGTAGTGGCTGATACGTGGAAGTCAGGTGAAGCCGAATGTACAGCCAGGCTATCAACAAAGCTGTGCAATCTGCCACCGACTGAAAAGATGATTGCAGCAAAGAAAAACTTTAATAAAACACCGAACCTTACCGAAGCGTACACGCATTTCTTTGGTAAGGGATTTGATGACGCACACACGGCGATGGCTGACGTGCTTGCGTGCCGTGATGTTTATTTTGCCGTTAAAGAGGCATAAAGGTTTACGCCATCACAAAGTAGCACAGACGCACCATCAACTTAACCCAGAGAAGGAATATTAAAAATGAAATCATCAGTTAAAGAAATTGAAACAATCATCGGCACTGCTATGGGTGACGGGTTCTATGCTGGTCGCATCATGATCGACAATCAAGCCTTTGCCATCATCGTTGCACCAAAGAATGAAGGTGAACACCCAGATACACAATGGCATGACAATTACGACAGCATTGAAGGTGCAACATCATACTTTGATGGCTTGGCAAACACTAATGCAATGGTAGAGGCCGGAAGCACCCTGGCTAAATGGGCGCGTGAATTACGCATCGGCGGTAATGATGACTGGTATCTGCCAAGTCAGGATGAACTGGAAATCATCTATCGTAACCTGAAACCAAATACACGCGAAAACTCATGCTATGCGCGTTCCGGCATTAATCTATCTTCCATTGAACCTACTCGCCCATACACCGAAAAGTTCCCGTTACAAACGCAAGCGGAGTTATTCAAACAAGGTGGTGCAGAAGCGTTTGAAGCCGATTGGTATTGGACTTCAACTCAGCACGCCTCTTACGCTGTTTATGCATGGTTTCAGCTCTTCAGCATTGGCAGTCAGGACTGCAGCAGCAAGGTTACCAGCAATTGCAGGGCGCGTGCTGTCCGCAGATTGCCAATTTAGTCATTTAACAATTTGTTTTTAACAACAGGAGTAATACATGAAAACAGTCACATTAGAAGCAATTGAAAAAGAACATCAGAAGGTTTCTGAATTAATTGCTCAATTCAAAGCACAGATCACTTCTCAATTTGTTTTTCCTGAAACTGAAATTCAACTGGCTCACGGTGAGCATTATGCCGGTGTCATTCTCGGCAAAGATGGCGAATCAAGCTATCACCTTATTCTGTTGCCGGAAGATAAAGACGGTGGCAAATGGCAAGCCGCTATGGATTGGGCTAAATCAATCGGCGGCGAGTTGCCTACACGCCGCGAACAATCTCTGCTGTTTGCTAACTTGAAAGAAGAGTTTCAAGAGCAGTGGT